AACTGTAAAAGCATATTTACTTCCTGAAAAATTTGATGGAGAAAGTACAATTAAAAAATCATTTTCTACAAAAAGAATTGTTGTTGCAACTGAAACAGATGTAACGGGAAATGGTAGATTAGAAGGATTACTTACAACTCCATCTCCATATTATGATAACAAAGATTTAATTGATTTTCTTTCAATAAACAATAGTAAAGTAGTTGATGGAGGAACAAATTCGGCAACATTTTCAAATGTAAAATTAATACAAGCACCTGCACAATTAGTATCTGTAATTAGTGCTGGATTATCATATGGGGGAAATTCATATGATATTAAGTTGTATATAAATGGTGTAAGATATTACCAAACAACACATTTTACGGTAACATCATATACAAATAATACATTGGTATTAGCATTGTCTCCTGGATTTTCAGTAGATAGTGGTGATGAAATTACTATCATAGGTAAATTCATAGATTTATAATGAAACGAAGCCTTTTAGATATAACACAAAAAATCAGTAGAAACCCTGGCAAAGCGGTTTTAACTCCAAAGGATTTAACAAATTCTACTCATTTTATTTATGAAGCAACAGGTTGGAGATTTGTGAGTATATTAAGAGAAATAGAATTTAGAGAAACACAAGATAGATTAAATATTCACATAAATACTCAAAATATAAGTCCAAGAGATTATATTGCTGAAGATGGTCCTAATGGAATATTGATAAAATTTATAAAATCAAATTTTCAATATAATTTGGATTCGGAAGATTTTATAGAAATAAAAGGAGATATAGAACAATATGCTTAATAGATTTTCATCAAATGCTAGAAAAATAAATAGAATCATTCCAAAAATTAATCCTAACAATTTGAATGATTCTTTGTATATTACTGCTAGTCTTTTGAATGTAGATATACCATCATCGAATTTATATCAATCAAATACAAAAAAAAATCCATTTGGGCCAACTATTGTTAATAAAAATGCTATTAATGATAATTCGTATGTAACTGCTAGTTTAGAAAATATAGAAATACCTACATCTTCTTCATATCAATCTCATACTCGTTCTAATCCAAATCCAATATCAGTTGTAAATAATAAACAAACTATAATTGATTTTCATAATGAAATATTAGAACATAGTGCAAGATATGTACAAAGAAATGTTGATACATTTGACAACAATGCAAATACATTAACGATATATAGTGCCAGCTTAGATTATGGAACGGAAGGAGCATCACCTAACAATTTTGAAGTATTAGTATTTGGTTTACATATTCCAGGAAATTATACAATAAAAGAAGTTGGAAATAATGTAGTAATAACTTTAAATGAACAATACATAGATTACGATAATGTGACTATAAATGATATTTATGTTATGGGTAAGTTAAAAGAATAAAAGATATTTATAGGATATGGCAAACTTAATAAGATTAAAACAAATAGAAAGTGGTTCTGCATTGAGTACCGCAGTATCGGTTGGACAAGACTTTAGCGCATCGGTATTTGAAATTATAGATGGGGCAGGACTTATTTCATCATCTGCACAAGTTTTACTAATATCAGCATCAGGATATAACCAATTAGCTACCGATTTAGAAGTATCAGTAATAAGTTCTTCAATTGCGGCAACCATTAGTGTAGTAGCAGCAGGAACGGGATTTGTAACAACTGGTTCATTTAATTCATATACTGCATCTTTAGGAGATACATTTGCAACAGATGTAGAGGTTTATCTTACTGCTTCGAACATTATAGACCAGGGGGAGTTTTAATTAATAAGTTATACTTATAGATAATAAAGTAAATTAAGAATAATATAGATGGCTCAGTTAATACAACATAAAAGAGGTAGATTAGAACGGTTATCCATAATTACGGGTTCTTTACAAAAAGGAGAAATATTAATTGTAACTGGCTCATCTAATATTACTTCATCAAATGGTTCAGCTATTTTATTTGCAGCAACTGAAAGTGGTTCAGTTCAAGCTACTAATCGATTTATAATTGGAAGTTCAGCACCAAATGTATTTACTGCATCTATTTATGGTGGTTTAGTAAATGGAGTTCCTTATTACGATAGTGGTAGTGGAACTTTATATTTGTTAGGAAGTGATAGTAATACTGCAATTAACCTAACAGGTAACATTAGTGCATTTAGTGCATCAGTAGCAACATCATTTTCGGCAAGTAATGCAAGTATAGCAAGTGTAACTGGTGATTTTAGTTCATCGGTAGCTCAAACATTTGCAACACAAAGTTTAAACTTATCAAATTTAAGTTCTTCTATTTCTCAATCTATTATTGATATTGTAAGTGCATCATTAAGTAGTTCATTATCAGTTATAGCAACCGATATAGAAGTTGCAATTGTTAGTGCATCAGTATCATCATCGCAAGCTTTAATATCATCTTCTATAAGTTCTTCAATTGCAGAAACTTTAAGTGGAAGTGCAGCATCGATTACAAGTTTAAGTTCATCGGTATCTGCATCATTGGCAACTTTGAGTGCAAGTAGTGGATTTATTAGTTATGTAACCAATAGTGTACAAAACTTAACAGGAATAGAAGTTGCAGATTTTGATAGTAATACCGCAGTAACATTCGTAGATGGGGTTCTTAAATTTATTTTTGGAACACCAACACAACCAACATCGGTAGCAGCGTCTACAAGTGGATTTGCAACGGACAGATTTAATAATGTAACGGACGCATATTCAGTTAATGGAAGTTGGAATAATCAAGGATATACATTAGTAAGTGCATCATTATATGAAAGTACAACATTACTTACACAAGTTGGTAGTGGAACATCATTAACATATAGTACGACAACATCGGGTTCTCATACATATAGATTGGAATATACGGCAAGTTCTCCATTAGATGGTAGTTTATATAAAACATCAACTACTACAACAGGAACAGTATCTAAAACAAATCCTGCAGCACCTACATTGACACCAACTACAACAATTCAATTAGGAACTACTTCAAATCAAATTGAACAAGGTGCAACTGGTAGTATTTCATTTACATCATCTTCATTAAATCCAAATGCGGGTTGGAATTTGACAAGTGTAACAACAAATGTAGCATCACCTTATTATATAACAGGTTCGGCAACGGGTTCTACTTCAATTAGTATAACTGCAACTGCAAACTACGCATCTCCATCGGGTGAAAATATTCCTGATACTACAACTACATCAACTACAACTGCTACTTATACAAAAATTAGAAGTTTAAGATATGGAGCAAGTGCAGCAACTGCATTTACGGCAGGAGAATTGGAAAATTTAGCAAGTTGGGATACTACATTAGGTGGAACAATAGGAACGATTGCAAAAGGTACAACAACTGCAAGTGGACAAAGTGTAACAATAACTTGGACTGGTGACAAATATCATTATATAGTATTCAATAGTTCTTTATCAAACTTAACAAACATCACAACAGGTGGATTTGGTGTATTTAGTTCGTTTGCAGTAACAACAGTTGGACAATATAAAGTTTATAAAACAACTCTTTTGCAAGCAGGTGCAGCAGGAACTAGTATAACATATGTATTAACATAAAATAGAAAGATAAGAAATGGCAATTATATTACCTAGTGGTTTTAACATAACGAATAGTGAGCCTGTTGATGCAAGATTTGCATTAGCTAATCAGTCAGCTCGTTATGCTTTATCAGCTGCTAATATTTATAAGGGATTGGTTGTATTTCAACAAGATGATTCTACATTATTTGTATTAACTGATACTACAAATGTAGGAAATTCAGACGGTTGGACACAAATACAAATAGGTGCAGTTACATCAAATTTACCATCAGGAGTAATATCATCTTCACAACAAGTCATTGATATATTTAACGCAAACTTTACTGCAGGTTCTACAATGGCAACCACAGTAGATACTACATTCGCAACTGATACGGAGTTATTTGTTACTTCTTCTAACTTAGATGCGGGAGAATTTTAATAGAATAAAAAACAAATATAAAATATAATCGGTTTTATTTAACGGTTAGTTTAAAAAACAATATTTATAGATTGAGTAACATAGAATAATCAAACCCAAAATATGGCACAAATCATTAGACACAGACGTGGTAGTTTAGAATCCCTTTCAGCAGCAACGGCATCGTTTCAAAAAGGTGAATTAATAATTGTATCCGGCTCATCAAATCTTACCACAACAAATGGTTCATCCATTTTATTTGCAGCAACTGAAAGTGGTTCAGTACAAGCGGTAAATAGATTTTTAATTGGAGATGCTGCACCAAACGTATTTAGTTCATCTACTTATAATGGTTTAGTTAAAGGTGTTCCTTACTATGCAAGTGGTAGTTCAACTTTATACTTACTTGGTTCTGACCAAAATGATATTCCAGATTTAACGGGTAACATTAGTAACTTTAGTTCTTCGGTTTCAGCATCAATAAGTGCATTATCTGCATCGGTAGGTAGTGGTACAATTGGTAATTCTGTAAATTTATTAAATACATTTAGTGGTTCTACTTTAGGTAGATTGACTAATTTAGAATCAACTTCTGCAAGTGTAAATAATTCGGTAACTGCTCTAAACACTTCTTCTGCATCTCAACAAACTAGTATTGATGCATTAAACGTTTCTTCTGCATCTTTAAATACATTTAGTTCTTCTGCTTTAGGTAGATTAACTAATTTAGAAAGTACAAGTGCAAGTGTAAATAATTCAGTATCTGCATTAAATACTTCTTCTGCTTCTCAGCAAGTTAGTATTGATGCATTAAATAGCTATACAAGTTCAAACACATCAACAACTGCATTAAACGAATTTACGGCTTCTGCAAATGGTAGATTTACAAACTTAGAAACAACTTCTGCAAGTGTAAATACATCGGTTGCAGCTTTAAA